GCTCACACTTTAGTCTGACTAACTCGCTGACTATGCTACGGCTGCGAGCCGACTAGTTCGGCTGAGACGCTCGACTAACTCGCTGACTATGCTACGACTGCGAGCCGACTAGTTCGGCTGAGACGCGTCAAACCCCGACTAGGCAAGACTAGACAGCCTCACCATCATCATAACCGGGGATATAATCGGAAACCAGACTATCATCAGTCACAATCTCACAATGTTCACCACAGCATGAGCAGACCTGATAATCAGGGTTACCCTCAACACCACAGCAGTCCGAAACGTAAAAAATCATCTTTTCCATCTTACACTCTCTCTTTCTTATACCATATATAAATGCACTTTCTGTGCCAAACCGAAAAATATTTTTTGTGTGTTTTCTTCGGGAAAAACGCTATGCTACTTTTTGTGCCTAGATATTGAGCGTAGCATTTTGCTACAGCGCTGTAGCATTTTGCGTCGTGTTTTGGGCCGAGATATTGCATAGTGTAGCATTTTGCACTACACCATATATAGTGTGCCTAAAATTTCAGCACCACAAGAAGGTTGATGTAAGTCGTTATGCCACAAGCACTTACGTCAAATTTGCGGGCGAAAATTCGCTGTAACTCCTTACGTAGCAAGGGTTTACGGCGAGTTTTTGTACAGTAGTGTACGTTGGTTCACCTACTACCCCTCTGCGAAGGGGGATATTTCTTCTCCACTTGCAAGAATTGCAGCATATTGAGATGAGAGAGCCTGTACACGCTCAGATGAGCCCGGCTTTCCCACGCGTATGATCATATGATCACCACCCCCTACGAAACGAGGATCATTCTTCTCTACCTTACGCTTGCCTATATTCTTTAGAGCGGTTCGATTGAATTTGATAACCTTCTCAACCTGTATATTTTCACCGTCTATGTTTTTCACTTCGGTCGGGATTGCGATCCCCAAGAAAATCATTCGGGCTTGTCGTTTTGCATTTCGGATAATCGGATACATTTCTTTCTTCTTTCTGTTTAGGGTTTAGGATTGTTAGATAACTTAGGGGAGATAAGCATCATCCACAACATAGCCCATTTCGTCAATTTCAATCCAACCCCCATCATCCATAAATCCGATTTCCTCATCTATGTTGATCTGATTGAATTCGTTCTCGCGAACCTTTTCCAGAAGATCGCTAGCAAAAGCAACCCTATTCACTAGAGTATCGAGAGAAGTATTGTTGAGGAACTCGGTCAACTCAGCCACAGTATTCAGAACGATAAGGTTTTCCATTTTTCTTTCTCTCTTTCTTTCTCTTTTTCTTATATCGACATTATACCATGCTTTCTTGAAATTACAAGAGAAAAATAGGAATTTTTATGTCAAGAGATTTTGACAAAACTTTTCATTATTTTGAGTATGTTTGGCACAGTATTTGCTAATTGCAAGAATCATGCCCAAAAAAGTCGTCGTAAGTCGTTGCAGCATAAGGAGTTACGTCAAATTTTCGCCGCAAAATTCGTCCTAAGTCCTTACGTACCAAGGGTTTACGTCGAGTTTTTTAGAGGAAAGTGCGTAAGTTGCCTAGTTTACCCAGGCATATACGTTATCTGCAATCTTTTTGCATCTTGGATCATGCTTAGGTAAGTCACGAACAGTCTCAACCTTATCCACTTGAGGGAAAGCCTTTGCTACCATACTGGCCGAAGAAAGTCTATCCTTACCCACCACAAACCCAATCGTTTTACCATTCTTGAAAACTTCTGTAATCATCTTTTTCTCTCTTTCTTTCTTTATATTATACCAAAGATTTTTAGGTGGTCAATACTGTACGTTTGTCTCAGGAGACGCCCATATAAGAAGCGTTTTCCACACAGTAATCGTAGAACATATCATTGAGAACTCTTTCGTAGTTCTTCTCGTTCAGAATCCGCGAATCACACTCAGTTTCCGCACGAAACTTTTTCGTAGAAACTTCGTAAACAATCGTACAGGCGTGGGACTCATCGCCCCAAATCTGAGCCTTAGTATCCAGAAACTTTTTCATCATGCTTTCCATTTTCATTCTCTCTTTCTTCTCTTACTTGTTATATCGGTATTATACCATGCCGGCTTGAATGTTCAAGAGAAAAATCGTAATTTTTATGTCAAGAGATTTTGACAAAACTTTTAGCGTTTTTGTTTGCGATTGGCATGATATTTGCTGTGTGTTAAGATGGGCAATAAGCATCAAAACACTGATCGTAAGTCGTTACTTAGCAAGTACTTACGTCAAATTTGCGGGCGAAAATTCGTCGTAACTCCTTATCCCACAAGGGTTTACGTCGAGTTTTTTGTATACCAATGAACGCCTGTTCAGTTAGATAAAGCGGGAAGCCTCTTAATGATTCGAATTTCCGCAAGATTAGCATCACCATCCCACTTCTCATAAGCGGCATTGTGTGCTTCTTCTTCACTCTTAAACGGGCCAAGAATATCCAATTCTTCTTCCCAGTGATCCACGATTTCAGCAAAGTAGGTCATTTTTCTTTCTCTCTTTCTTATGTCTGAATTATACCAGATATTTTTAGATTGTCAATACTGTTCAGAAGTATACGCTAGAATTAATGATCTTTCCGGTTTCGTCGATTTCCATCGATTCACCTTCACCCATATCGTATTCTTCCATGTATCCAAAATACTTGCAAGAAGGCCACCAATCCTTACGGGCATTCTCTGCATGATTGCGAAGCATATCGAACAACTCGCCCGAAGCGTAGTGTCCATCCAGATTCTCAGGCTGATTATCTGCGATATAGTCTAAAACTTCTTGCATCGTGTTGAAGATCATTTTTCTTTCCTTTTCTTCTCTTTTCCTTTGATACTTAATTATACCAATATGATCGTCCAAAGTCAATAGGCTTCTTAAAAATATTTTCAGATTTTTCTAAGTCATTATTTTTCAATAGTTTATATCAATAAGAATTTTTTGCCGGCTCAGTGGACAGTTAGTATTCATGAAAATCTAACGCAATCCTAACAATTCGAGAAAAACTCGTCGTAAAGTCTTACAGCATAAGTACTTACGTGCGATTTTGCGGATCCCAAATATCCTAAGTATCCATAGAGCAATGAGTTAGGATAAGAGGGGGTTTTTTTGTTTTCCGTATATAATGCGAGATTTTTCTGAAAAACGCCCGGTGGTCCATACTCAACAAGCCAACCATATATAATTGACCAGTTTAATAGCCACTTTCCCCAAATAAAAAAGGCAAGAGCCACCATGACCCTTGCCTCTTTTCATCGTGAAACTATTATCTTGCTTTTCAGTATCTATACTGCTTGCATCTTAACCATTGAACATAAGGATCAGATCCCCAAGGAGCTGGCTGAGGAACCCACCTAGTATCATAATAATACCCATAGACCACTCCTTGCTGCACCACAGGCACCATCACAATCTCCTGCTTAACTATCGGAACATAATTTAGAGTATAGTACGGATGAGTCACAACCGCTGGTGGTTGAACTAACACCGGAACTGGTGGATTATTGTAATAAACACTCCAGTCTGCTCCCATACCACACATTAATAAAACGGCTAATCCGCATAGTTTCATCATAATGATCCCTGACTTTTCTTGCGTCGGCCTCGTGGTTTGCTAACGCCCAACTTACGACGTTGACGGCGAATCATACCATAAGTAACGGTTTCTCCCGTCATTTCACTAAGCTTAGTTGCTAACTCACCATCACTAAATAGAGCCAAGTTGTCTTTGATATACTGAAGCTCAGCATCATTCCATCTTTTATATGTGGCCATAAAACCTTCCTTTTTTGACAAAAAGTGTACGAAACATATTATATAGTATACTTTGGTCCCTTTAACGCAAGAGGTTTTTATGAATATTGACAACATTTCACCCAGCACACTACACGTTACTGCTAAACAAAATCTAAATATAGAAGACGATCTAAAAGCACAACCCACCAAAACAATAGCAGAATTACTAGATGAAAAAGAAAACGAAGAAAACAATAGCTCAAAACAAGAAAGTTGATGAAGCTGAATTTCTTAATATCGTTGATATAATAGCAAAAAAATTAGCATATAAATTTAAATTTGGATATCACGACTTTGATGATATGAAACAGCAGATCAGTATTTTTGCTCTGGAAGGATTAAAAAATTACGACAGCAAAAGGCCCCTAGAAAATTTCTTATGGACCCATGTTCGTAATCGGTTGTTTAACTATAAAAGAGACAACTATCAAAGGCCAGACAAACCATGTTTGAGTTGTCCATTTTACGACCCTCACCTCAAAAAAAGCACTAGCGCTTGCGAACAATACTCTAACAAAGATGATTGTACTCTATACTCATCTTGGATTAACAGAAATAGTACCAAGAAGAACCTTATGCATCTTACCACAATAGACGAAGTTAAAGATTATGGTAACGTTTTTAGTAGCGATGATAGTTTATTATTTAATAATATTGCTACTAATGAAATACTAGAACTATGCGAAACTCATCTTACTGGTGAAGATCGCATAATTTACTTAAGAGTCAAAGGGGGCGCCAAAGTTAGCAAAAGCGATATGGATAAACTATCTATTAAACTCAAACAAATAATAAGTGATCATGGCTAAAAAACGCGGACAACTTAGTTTAGATGAAGAAAAATTCATCACTGAAAATATTAACATATTAAGTATAGAAGATATTGCGGATCAACTTAATCGCAATGTGGATCCAATCAAACGATATATTGATGAGAATCAATTGTATAGTTTAGATGACAAGAGCGAAAACGAGATTCTTAAGCGCAAGTTACGCAGCAAAACTTTTTGGAACGAGGTGGTGAGGCAGTTTGATGAGGAAACGGGCGAGTTACAGTATTTTGAGGATACGTGGGTTGGCCTAATTAAACAATTCCGAGAGGACGTTTTACCCGCGGAAGAACTTCAAATTAAACAGTTTATCACTATTGATATATTAATTAATCGTAGCATGAAAGAGCGTAAGCGCCATATTGCCGAAACCGAGAAGCTACAAAAATTAGTAGACAAAGAATACGAAAAACCAGAGGACCAAAGAGACATTCCCAGACTAGCCAATTTAGAAACTCAATTAAATTTTGCACGAAATAGTATTGCTAGTTATACTAATGAATATACTAAGCTTTTAAACGAACAGCAAAAGATAAGCAAAGATTTAAAGGCCACGCGCGAACAGCGTATTAAAAGAATAGAAGATGGTAAGAGTAGTTGGGTTGGTTTAATTCGAATGTTAGAAGACGAAGCTATAAGAGAAAAAGAAGGACGAGAAATGGAAATCTTAGCTATGGCTACCGAAAAGGCCAAAAGAACATTGCACGAATTACACCAATATGCTGATAATAGTGTTGACTCTCCCATACTTAGTCCAGAGGCTTTAGAAGTTAATGACCAGGAATTATAATGATCCCCAATATAAAAAATGGAGACAAGATATTCGCAAAAGAGATAATAACACCTGTCAGTGGCCTCACTGTAATAGCAAAAAGAAAATACACGCCCACCATATTAAAAAGTGGGCCGATTTTCCCGGCTTACGATACAACACAAACAACGGAATTTCTCTCTGCAAAATTCATCATGACCTAATTAAAGATAACGAAGAAAACTATGAAGGATTTTTCTTATCTTTAGTATTACAGAAACTTAAGAATCAATGACACGAGATCCTTTTACTATTATCGTGGATACGCGCGAACAAATGCCGTGGGAATTTGGCTTTCATACCACTAGCAAACAAAAGCTAGATACTGGCGATTATAGCATACAAGGATTTGAAAGTATTTTCACAATAGAGCGCAAACGCAGTGTTAGTGAAATTGCTAACAATATAAGCGAAAGTCGATTCAAAGATGTGTTGCAAAGAATGGGTCAAATACCACACAGTTTCATGCTCATGGAATTTGAATTAGAGGAAATTTATCAGTTTCCCGTGGGCAGCGATATTCCAAAAAAGATGTGGGATAAATTAAGAATTAGTGGCAATTATATAATGAAGTATCTGGTAGAAGCTCAATTAAATTATAATATTCACATACTATTCTGTGGCGATGCTGAAAATGCTGAACGTACTGCGGTTAGTATCATGAAAAGAATATACGAAAAATATGGAAAACAAACAGAAAATAATAACAACGTTTGATGACGCTTGGTTAAATCTGGGTGATCTTAGCAAAATACAAATACCTATCAATCATATGGTTGGTAGATCCAAAGAAGATATAGAAAATCCTGATCTTCATTTACTACGACTATTACGAAATCCTAAATATTTTGGTACTACGGTTAAACTATTATTTGATATAGAACTTCATCCTATTCAAATAGCTATATTACAAGAGTTTTGGATTCGTCCGTTTCCCATGTTTGTGGCGAGTCGTGGTTTTGGTAAAAGCTTTTTAATGGCACTATATTGTACCTTGCGTTGCATACTGGTTCCCGGAACCAAAATAGTTGTGGTTGGTGCCGCTTTCCGACAGAGTAAAATCATATTCGAGTATATGGAAACTTTGTGGCGAAATAGTCCAATATTGCGTAGCATCTTTAATGGAAACGATGATGGTCCGCGTCGAGATGTTGATAGATGCACTATGAGACTGGGCGAGAGTTGGACAATCGCGGTTCCTATGGGCGATGGTAGTAAGATCAGAGGTTTAAGAGCACACATTATCATCGCAGACGAGTTCGCATCAATATCTCCAGACATTTACGAAACAGTAGTCTCTGGCTTCGCTGCTGTGAGTGCGAGTCCAATCCAAAATGTTAAAGAAGAAGCAAAAAAAGCCGCTATGAGACAAGCTGGATTGTGGACAGATGAATTAGAAGCAGTACAAATTAAAAAGGGTAATCAAGCTATTATTGCTGGTACCGCAGATTATAGTTTTAAACATTTTGCTCAGTATTGGAAAAGATACAAAGCTATTATTAATAGTCGTGGAGACAAGCATAAATTAGAAGAAATTTTTAAAGGCGAAGTTCCAGATAGTTTTAATTGGCAAGACTATAGCATCGTGCGTGTTCCATATGAACTTATTCCCAAAGGTTTTATGGACGATAAACAAGTTAGTAGAGCAAAAGCCACAATTCATACTGGTATCTATAATATGGAGTATGCGGCATGTTTCACAGAAGATAGTGATGGATTCTTCCGTCGATCATTAATAGAAAGTTGTGTGGTAAATGAGAGTAAACCAATTATTGTGTCTGGTAATCCTGTGCTGTTTGATGTTAGTACCAAGGGAAATCCTAACCTTCAATACGTCTATGGAATCGATCCAGCGAGCGAAAAAGATAACTTTAGTATAATTATACTAGAAGTTCATCCTGATCATAATAGAGTTGTATATGGATGGACAACCAATAGATCTAATTTTAAAGATCGCCAAAAAACTGGATTAGTAAACGAGCATGATTTTTATGGATTTTGTGCTCGCAAGATCCGCAATCTAATGAGAACGTTTCCTTGTGCGAGAATAGGAATGGATGCTCAGGGCGGTGGTGTTGCTATAGAAGAAGCGCTTCATGATCCAGGCAAAATAGAAGAAGGTGAATCTTTAATTTGGCCCATTATAGATATGAATAAGCCCAAGGATACTGATGATCAATCTGGATTACATATCCTAGAATTAGTACAGTTTGCGCGAGCAGATTGGACAGCACAAGCTAATCACGGACTAAGAAAAGATCTAGAAGATAAAGTATTATTATTCCCAAGATTCGATCAGATCACGCTCGCTCTTGCTTTAGACCGAGAAAATAAAGATATTATGACAACAGAGCTTAGTAATTTATATGATTGTGAAAGCGAATGCATATTAGAAATAGAAGAACTCAAGAACGAATTAACTACAATAGTTATGAGTCAAACTAGCACTGGCCCAAACGCTAGAGACAGATGGGATACTCCAGAGGTCAAACTTCCCAATGGTAAAAAGGGTAAACTAAGAAAAGACCGATATAGCGCCTTAATAATAGCAAATATGTTAGCTCGTCAAATGAGCAGAAGTTTACAACCAACAACTTTTGATGTTATTGGTAATAATTTGGCTGATGTTAGAAAAACAAACGGTCAAATGTATAAAGGACCAAACTGGTTTACAGAAGCAGCAAATACTAATATATATGGTGGGATTTATCGATAACTAGTGTATATATTTAATATCTATTACAATACCTATTACAATACCTATTATGCCAAGAAAAAAATATCCAAAAAGCGACTCTATACCAACAGTTTCAAATATTATTCCTGAAAACGCGTATGTCACATGGGATGATAATCTAGAGAGTAAAAAAGAAGCATTAAATGAAGCTAGCAAAGGATTAGAAGAGTTTGGCATAGTGACCAATAAGGCTACTGCTGCGACTAGCCGTTTCCGTAATTTCATGAACCTTGACGGAATGACATCCGGTAGGCCAGGATTAACAAGAAGCGACTATGACTACTTTCGTCCAGACGAGGCCGTACCAACAGAAATCAAAGCCATTTTTGCTATGGCAGATCAAATCTATAATAGAGTTGGTTTAGTAAAAAATGTTATTGATCTTATGGGCGATTTTGCTTCTCAGGGAATCAGACTAGTTCATCCAAATAAGCGTATCGAAAGATTTTATAGAAATTGGTTTGAAAAGGTTAAGGGTGAAGAACGTAGTGAGCGATTCCTAAATAACCTATATAGAGTTGGTAATGTTGTTGTAAATAGACAAACAGCAAAAATTAGCGTTAAAGTTGCTGATAATCTATATAAGAGTGTTGCTAGTCCAGATCTGGTAATTAATACCGACGAGATTAAAGTAGAAAAAAGAGAAATTCCTTGGAAGTATACCTTTATTGATCCAAGAGTTGTTGATGTGGTTGGTTCTTCTTTATCTTCTTTCGTTGGCAATAAAACATATACTATTACTATACCAGCAACTCTTAGAAAAATTATTAATGCTCCTAAGAACGATGCTGAAAAAGCTATTGTTGATCAACTACCCCCAGCCATTATTGAAGCAGCAAAAAGCAAGAAGTCATATTTACTTGATACAGAAAAGACACTAGTATTCCACTATAAAAAAGACGATTGGAAAACTTGGGCATTTCCAATGATCTATAGTATTATGGATGATATTGCTATTGTTGAAAAACTTAAGCTAGCAGACTTAGCAGCCTTAGATGGTGCTATTAGTAATATTCGTATTTTTAAATTAGGTAGTCTTGAACACAAGATTGCTCCAACACAAGCTGCTGCTAGTAAACTTAGTAGTATTCTACAAGGCAACGTTGGTGGCGGCACAATGGATCTTGTTTGGGGTCCAGATATTGAATTAATAGAAAGTAAAACAGCAGTACATCAATTCCTAGGCGAAGGCAAATATACTCCTCACTTAAATAGTATTTATGCTGGCCTTGGTATTCCACCAACATTAACTGGCACTTATGGTGCTGCTGGTACTACCAATAATTTTATCAGTCTCAAAACGCTCACACAAAGACTACAGTATGGTCGCAAAGTCCTAATGGCTTTTTGGAAACAAGAAATTGCTATGGTACAAAAGGCTATGGGTTTTAGATTTCCAGCTAAAATTGAATTTGACAGAATGGATCTTAGTAACGAAGACGCAGAGAAAGCACTACTCATTCAACTAGCAGATAGAAATATTGTTAGCGATGAACTACTACAAAGAGTATTTGGTTTTGATCCAGACATGGAGAAAACCAGACTCAACAGAGAAAACAAACAAAGAGATAGCGAAAGAATGGTTCCAAAGGCTGGTCCTTACTTTAGTCCACAACTTGAAGACAATCTTAAGAAGATTGCTTTGCAAACTGGTATTGTTGCTCCTAGTCAGGTGGGTTTAAATCTGGATCGTAAAAAAGCTAACGAAAAAAGCGCACTAGAAATGAAAACACCGACAGGAAGTTCTCCGTCCGGTGGTGATCAGCCAATATCTACTAAAACTCCAGGACAACCTCAACAGGGCCGTCCAAAAAATAGTAAAGACACAGAAAAGAGAAAAACTAAAACATTTAGTCCTCAAACCGGAGCATCTTTACAACTTTGGGCCATAGAAGCACAAGATAAGATATCTGAACTATTGAATCCACATCTACTAGAATTTTATGGCAAGAAAAATATGCGTAGTTTATCTAACGCTGAATATGATGAAGCAGAAGCTACCAAAACTAAAATCTTTTTTTCGCTAGAACCACTAACCACAATTAGCGAAGATCTAGTTTTATCAAAACTCAATACTATCAATAGTATTGACATTAACTTAAAAAGCCACCAATATAATCAGTTAATTAAAAATGTGGCCAGAGAAATGGATCGAACACCAAACACAGAAGAATTAAAGTATACTAAAGCCTATTTTTATCAAATGGTGTATTCTTCGAAGTAAACTTAACTTTTGAGAGTTAAATATGCAAATATATAAAGCAGAAGTCGATGCCGGATTATCAGAAGCTCTTTCTGCAAAATCCTCTATTGTTTATGCTTCGCTATTAGAAAAATCTGATCACGAAGTACATAATTCTCAACTAAAACAAAATGTAAAGGCTTTGGCCGGTATTGAGGATACTGATTTATACTATACTCAATCTATTTTAGTAACCACATCCTGGAACAAAAATGATGATATTTTTGATGCCAAAGAAGTTTGGTTAGCAAGAGCCACACCAACACACAAGCCAACTAATCTGGAACACGATGAAGCCGCAATAGTTGGCCATATAACATCGAATTGGCCCATCAACGATGATGGTGAATTAATTAATGAAGATATTAATCTAGATCAATTACCAGAAAAGTTTCATATTCTTACTGGATCCGTTATTTATACTGGATACACAGAGCCAGAACTAAAAGAAAGAGCCTCAACACTAATAGAAGAAATTGAATCAGGCAATAAATACGTTAGTATGGAGTGCTTTTTTAAGGGATTTGATTATGGATTAATTAATAAGAGCACTGGTAAGTTTAATGTTTTACCAAGAAACGAAGAAACTGCTTTTTTAACAAGACACTTAAGAGCCTATGGTGGACAAGGCGAACATCAAGACTATAAGATTGGTAGAGTATTAAGACAAATTACGTTTTCTGGCAAGGGATTTGTTAACAGGCCCGCTAATCCAGAAAGTATTATTTTTACAAAAGACAGTTTGCATTTTGATAAAGAGATTGCTTTTGCTAAAAATATAGAAGAAAAAAATGACGATTCTATAAAAGAAGGTGTATTTTCAAATCAAGCCAATTTAAAGGAGACAAATATGAGTATTGAATCCGAAGTCGCTCAACCAGAAAATGAAGTCACAACTGTTGTTGAGGCTCAAGTTGCCGAAACAGTAGTAGTAGAAGAAGTGACTCCAGTAGCTGATGAGCAGACAGAAGCAGCAAAGAAGATGGCAGAAGATATGAAGAAGAAGGAAGAAGAAATGGAAAAGATGAAGGCTGCCCTTGATGCTGCAATCAACGAACTACAAGTTGCTAATGAAGCTTTAGCTGGTTATAAGATGAAAGAAGAAGAAATGGCCAAGAAAGAAAAGAAGATGAAAAGAATGGCCACTCTTCTTGAGAATGGCGTAACAGAAGAAGTAGCTAGTGCTACAGTTGAAAAATTTGAAACACTAGACGATGAAACATTCGCAAGTATGACATCTCTTTTAGCTTCTGTAAAGACCGTTCCACCAGCAGCAAGCATTGAAGATACTAAAGCAGAAGAAACTGAGGCAAAAACCGAAGATGTTTCGCTAGCTTTAGAAAATGTTGAGACTAATGATCAAGAGATTGATCTAAGTGTTGGTAGCGAAACAGAATCAGAAATGCAGAATACAAGAGCTGCCTTAGTTGACTTTGTTTGTATTAGACTAGGTAAAAAACTTAATAAGGGAGAGTAAAAATGGCTTTAAAATCAGATCGCGTTGAAGCATACACAGATATTTCGTTCTTCTGCAATGATGCATCAGCAGAGCGTGGTGTTGTTGTTGTACACAGTACTGGCGGTAGCGGCGTTGCTATGGACGATTCACTCGCCGTAGTAACAGTTTCTGCCTCACAGTCTGGCACAAAACCAGCAGGCTTATTGCTAAATGATGTTGTAAGTCTTGATCTTACAAGACAGCACGTCAATTGGCACAAAGACGAAGTTCAGACTGGCAGTAAGGTAACACTTCTTCGTCAAGGTCAAGTAACAACTAACATGGTTGTTTCTGGAGTCAATCCAGCCATCGGTGAAGATGCTTACTACGGTGCAAACGGTAAACTAACCAATGTTAGCACAAATAGTGTTAAAGTAGGTCGTTTCTTGAGCGTTAAAGATGCTGATGGTTACGTCAAAGTAGACATTAATATAACTTGATAAGGGAGAAAAACATGGCCAATAGAAAATTTGAACCCACACCAGAACTAACAGATCTTCTCGTTAAGTCTGGTTCGTTACACAAAGAGGAGGCATTAGCCGCAAATCATGAGTTTGCTAAGGCTCTTGAACTTCCACTTCGTCAAGGTGTCCTTAGTGGCAACATTCTAGATGACATTTTCGAGCCAATCGCATTGGCCCAAAGTGCCACTCCAGAGTTCCCATTAGACTTCCTTGCTCCAGGCACCGAGAAAGACTTCGTGGCTTATACCATCCCAAATCATGGTTATATTCCACAGAAGCATGTTGAGGGCGATTATGTCATGGTTCCAACCTATGACATTGGCGCTAGTATCGATTATCTTCTAAAGTATGCTCGCGACGCCCGCTGGGATGTTGTTGGTCGTGCTATGGAAGTTCTCGAAGCTCAATTTGTTAAGAAAATGAACGATGACGGCTGGCATACACTTCTTGCTGCTGGTGTTGATCGCAACATCGTAGTCTATGATACTGATGCCAATGACGGCCTATTCAGTAAGAGATTGGTAAGTCTCATGAAGACTGTAATGCGCAGAAACGGTGGCGGCAACTCCGCTAGTAACAACCGCGGTATGCTTACAGATCTTTATGTGAGTCCAGAAGCTATGGAAGACATCCGCAACTGGGGTCTAGACCAAATCGACGAAGTAACTCGTCGTGAAATCTATACCGCTGCTGACGGTACTCTTAACCGCGTCTTCGGTATTAATCTCCATGATCGTGACGAGCTTGGCGAAGGTCAACAATACCAGCTATTCTATAGCAACGTACTTGGTGGCACTCTCCCAGGCGACGAAACCTTCCAGAAGGTCGAGCTTGTTGTTGGTCTTGATCTACGCAAGAGAGACAGTTTCATAATGCCAGTTCGTCAAGAAGTTCAAATCTTCGAAGACGATACTCTTCATCGTCAAAAGAGAGCTGGTTTTTATGGCTGGGCCGAGCAAGGCTTTGCTGTTCTCGACAACCGCAGAGTACTACTTGGCGCTCTTTGATCCTCAGACTTTAACGCCAATAAAAGAAAGGTCAGCCGCAAGGCTGGCCTTTTTTTATAAACTTAGACCACGGTCTTATGGTGTATTTATATATATCTAGCATGTTTTCTCTAACTAAAAGGTTCAAATATGGGTTGGCAAGAACATCTTACTACTGTTGTTAGAGTTTTAATTAATGATCTAGACACACCATATGAATATAGCGACGAAAGAATATTACAAGTAATAGTTGTCGCAGCTAAATACGTTCAATTTGATGTTAATTTAGACTACGCTTATGCAATAGACATTATTAATCCTAATATTACTCCTGATCCAACTACCAATGGAGATGATATATTTTTAAGTCTCATTGGTCTTAAAGCCTCTTGTATTTTTGATCAAGGCACATTTAGAACCAAAGCAGCCCTAGAAGGTATTCGAACAGCACTTGGTCCAGCAAGCCTGAGTTTTGGAGGATCCTTATCTGGATGGCAGGCCATTATCGACCACGGAGCCTGCGCCCTATATGATGATCTTACTAGTCATTGGGATGTTAAAAACGCTACAGCATGGGCTGCTGTGTTATCTCCGTTTGTTAATAATAAATTTGATCCAAGATATCTTAATGTTGGTCCATTCAGAAATGTTGGCAATAATGATTTTTATTCATGAGATAAATTATGGCTTATCCAAATTTTGCTAATTTACAAAGTATTTATAATAATCAGATTGATTTATTATTGGCTTCTACTGGACTAACTACAGAATGTGTGTTTAATTATGGTGTTACCAATGTTGAGCTATGTCCCAATTGTATATATGATGTTAATTTAAAAAAATCTTCTGGTAAATATAAAACGGGTGGTCCAATATCTTTTGCTCTTGGTAAAATATGTCCATATTGTAATGGCTCTGGATCTACTGGCAGAACCCAAACAGATAACGGTTATTTGGCTATAATATGGGATTATAAAAAATGGATTAATCCACCACCACAGCTAGATAATCCAGACGGATATATACAAACCATATGTAGTAAAGATTATTTAGCGCAGATACGACGATGTAAAGATATGACAGTTATTTATCACACTAGTAATGCTAATCCTGTGTTTCAACTATACGGAGAACCCAATCCAGTAGGTTTGGGTGATAACAAATATTTAATTACTATGT